TGGCTTGCGATTGCTCCGCCGCCATGGACAGGCCAATGGCTGAAGCCGCCAGCCGCACCGCGTTCAGGCCGCGCCAGTAATCCCACTGCCAATTCGGCAGATGGAAAACATCGTCCGGGCCAAGTTCGCCGATAAACCCAAACTCATCATGGATACGATAGCGCACCTGATAGCGCGCCGTGCGCTCGATCTGATAATTGCCAGGCCGCACCGGGATTAGTTCTCGCACGCGATTGCCGGCCATCACCTTTACCGCCAAAGCATCGCCGGTCAGCGCCGCGTGAAGCGTCATCGTGCGGCGGAACTCGAAGCTGGTCTGCCATTCATTCGGCCGGCGTGACAGCATCCGAAACTCGGGGATATTGCGCGCAAGCTGGCGCCGCCGGTTGGCATCTTCCCGGAACACGTTGAGCGCAGGCGTAGCGCAGCCATCCGCAATGGTCTTCACACATGCCAGCACCGTCGCCACCTGAAGCGCTGTCTGCGGCGTCACCGCGAGCCCTGCAACCGTCGCGCCATAGGCGTCGTCAATGCGCGCCATAACCTCTTCAAAGGGGCGCGGCGCAGATCGCAAGGAAAGCGCACCTCGAAGGCGCGTGATCAAACTCATTTCACAGGACCACCATCTCCGAGGTTTCAAGATAAGAATGGGCTTCAGCCTGCGCCGTTGCGGCCCCTACTGCCATCGCCAACGCAATCAAGGCGTCAATGCGGTTCACGGCCCGCCGCTTGGAAAACCATGAATTGCCGAACGGGTCATTTTCCGTGCTGGCGCTCATCATGGCCGAAATCAGCACAGGCGAACGGCGCAACCGGATCCGCTTTTCCAGAATGAGTTGCTCCAGCACCAGTTTAGAGCCGGGCATCCATAGCCCTTGCGCGCCCTTCTTTTTGCCGCCTTGCGGATGCTCCACCACGGGCAGCGTCACACCAAGCGCATCAAGTTCCGGCTCGAAGTGCTTTTTGAAACCGTAGCTGTCGTATCCAACCGCCGCGATTTCATAGAGGCCGACCAATTCAGCCAAACGCGCGGCGACAAAATCAAAGCGCACCATCCGGCCAGGCGCGGCATTCAGAAAACCGTCCTTCACCCACAAGTCATAGGGCACGTTGTCGCGCAACGCGCGCTCGGCAAGCGTATCGCCAGGCGTCCAAGCCTCGACCCAAGCATCAAAGGTCGGCAAGCGCGCCGTGCTGCCATCCTCGGCCGGCATATCCACAAAGCCGGTCGGCACAACAAAGGCCAGCGCGGTCAAGTCTTGCGTGGCAGAAAGGTCAAGGCCGCAGAAAACCCGTTCGCCGGTATGCTCAACCTCGGGCTCAAACTCGCTCAGCACCGCTTCAAGCGCTGGGCGAGACATCCAGGCCGTTTCGCTGTCCGTCCAATGGCAGAAATGCAGCCGCAGAATGTTGTTCAGCTTGCCAGGAATAGCCTTGGCCTGCCGCACTACGCCGGCCAGGTAATCTTCCTGCACCGTGACGCCTAGCAGCGGGTTCGCCTTTACCCAACAGGCCGGGTCTTCAAGCGGGTCGTCGCCGGGGTCCAAAGCGCAAACAAAGCTGAAGGACTCATCGTCAATCACTTCCCCGACGAAGGTAAACGCTTCGTCAGGTTCGCGCGTTCCGGCTGCCACCCGCACCGCGTGCTGATGCTCTTGCCAGCATACGCTTTGCCGGTCAGAGCCGGAATTGGTCGCCATAATGAGCAACGGTTGCCGGCGCCATTTAAAGCCGCGTTCCAACATTTCAATCATCGTGCCGTTGCGATGCTCATGCACCTCGTCGCACAAGGCGCAGGACGGTCGCGGGCCAGACTGGCCATCGTCGCTGCTAATCGGGCGAAAGAAGCTGCCCGTCTTTAAGTCCGCCAAATTCCAAACCGGGTTGCCGCCGCTTGGCGTCAGCCGTCCCGATAGCGCGGGCGACTGCTGAAACATTGCTACCGCGTCGCGGAATAGGACCATCGCCTGGTCCTTTTTTGACGCCGCTGCGTAAACCTCGGCCCGGTCCTCGCCGTCGGCCGTCAGGCAATACATACCGACGCCGGCCATGAGCGGGCTCTTCCCGTTGCCCTTGGCAATCTCGATATAGGCCCGCCGATAGCGGCGGCTGCCATCCTTCCGGCGCCAACCGAACAGGCTACCAACGATGAATTTCTGCGATGCGTGAAGCTTGAACGGGCGGCCCTCAAACTGGCCACCGTTTAGCCGTAGCACCACCTCGAAGAACGCAATGGCGCGGTTTGCCGCGTCAACATCCCAAGTCAGGCCGCGCGCCTTGGCGCCTTTTAGGTCCGCCAAGTGCCGCTTGCAGGCGTTCCGCACATGCGGCCCGGCTACTATGCGGCGGGCGGTGACGTCCTTTGCCCAGGCGGTTGCCGGGTCAAGCGAAGAACCGGGCGGCGGGGTCTTCTTTTTCGGCGTCTTCGCCGCCATTCGATTTCACCTTGCTACGCGCCGCCGGGGTCTGGCCAAATTCCACCAGCCAAGCCTTCAAGCGGCGGTCTGCATCCATCAGCGCCGAATAGGCCGGGCGCATCCGCTCCATTTCGCCGCCCGCCTTGGTCTCCACCACCTGGAACCGGCCATTGGCGGCAATGTCTTGGCGCAGGGCCACAATCTCCGCGTAAGTCTCTGCAACCTGTTCCAGCGCCGCCGCGTCGGCCTCAGTCAGCACGCCGGAGCGATCCAGAATGGCAGCAAAGCGCCCCCAGGCGACACGCGCGTCGGGCGAAAGATGCTCAGGCGGGCTCGGAATGACGCGGGCAGGCTTCGGTTCGGCGGCGTTCAAGGGGCGCTTTCCGGGATTGCCAGCGATCAGCTTGAGATGCGTCGGCTTTGGCCTTCTGCCGGCCATGTCCTATTTGCCTTCCATTTCGCGGCGCCGTGCGCGGAGGCCCCCATATTCGGTGACCGCCCCCAGCCCAGAGATTTACCCCCCCCTACCCCTTCGCGCGCCCGAAGCGAGGCTTCTGGCCGGGCTTGGGCGCCTGGGGCGGGATAGGCCAACCCTCGGCGTCGCAACCCGCCACACGGCCCTGAAACAGGCGCGGGCGCATGTTGTGGTGCCGCTGGCATAGGCTGCGCAGGTTGGGCAGCGCATCGGCACCGCCTGCATCGCGCTGTTTGATATGGTCCACCACCACGGCGCGGGCATCACAGCCCTCAATCACGCATTGGAAGCCATCGCGGCGTAGTGCTGCGAGGCGTAGCGCCTTCCATTGCGGTGTCTGATAGTAGGGGTTTGGCATTTAGTTTCCGGTCCCGACCATCACGGAAAAAGACTGAACCCTCGGCCCGTGTTGACGCTATCGCGCTGGTCGAGGCGATACGCCTGCCGGATCAAGCGCAGGAGACAGCCTCAGGCATAAAAAAACCCAGCAGCCTTGTGGGGCTCCGGGCGCAATTCTGAGTTATATGTCGCTGCTACAAGCCCTGGGGCGGCGTGTCAAGGGTTTTGTTTTTCGTTTCGGTAAAGGGGGCTATAAAGAAGGCAGAGGCCTGAAAAGCGTGGCCAAATCCAAGACTTGAGCCTGGCGCTCATTTTTTATTGCTTGCACTCCTTTGGCCCTTACGCCCTCGGTTCCCGCTGCTTCATGTGCCCTCCACCAATGCACGCGCTCTGCCATCCATTGCGCTTCTTTTAGGGCCCCTGCCGCGCTGCCTGCTTCTGAGGTTATTGCGGCTGCTGCCACCCATGCGGCCTCAGTTAATGGTGCTGGGTGGCATAAATCAACTTCCCAACCCTTTACCCATAAAGACAATGCGCTAATTAAATCCTGATGCAAGTCACCTTTGCGGTGATGCCCGGCCCTGCGAAGCATGGGCAACAATGCGGCAATCACTGTTCTGCGCAATTGAATATTGCCCCAATCGAGTAACGCAACACACGCCAATGCTTTGCTTGGCCCGCAAGCCTGGGCAACGTTACCTAAGCTGACTTGCCTTGTTAAAAGAGGATTGCCCATTGATTTCAACAGGTTGTCCCAGTTTTTAAAAACTGGCGTCTCTTCTGCATCATCTTTGTAGTCAACCAAAATTTTACTATTTTTGATTTGTTCCAAAGTTAAGAAAGCTTGATACATCACATCCCCCAAAACTCAGCCAATCGCTTCAACCCAGCCCGCACCGCGTCAGGCCGGTCTGGCGTCAGGTTCCAGCATATCGCCAGCCGCACCGCGTCACGCTCACGGCCAAGCAACTCATCCGCCGCGCGAAGGTTGGCCAGCAACCAGACCAGCCTATCCGATGGGCCGCTGAAGCTGCCACCACCGCCGCCGCGTATGGCGGGATTACCCTCGGCCAGCAGCGCGGCCTCTTCCGCCCACAGGCTGTATCGGTCCGCCGCCTCATGCTCCTCGTCGGTGAGCCTGCCCTCGCACCATTCGGCGTGATACCAGACGCGGACCCTCGCACCTTTCACGGTGCGGTTGGGTGTGTCTGGGTCAGGCCGGAACCCCACCTCAATCGTGCCGTTGCGGATGCGTTGCACCGGGCCAAGGTCAGCATCCGGGCCATTGGGCCGCGCGCGCGCGGGTTTCGGCTTTGGCATGGCAAGGGCTCCATTCATTGGGGTGTTCCACGCAACCGGCCTGCAAGGGCTTTGTAGCGGGCGCTCAGGCCCTCCAGGTATTCCCGGCTAGGTTGGTCTAGGTTCGGGTGCTGAAGCGCCTCCTGGGCCGCTCTGGCGCGGCGCAGGCAGTCTTCGGCCAAAGCATCGTCGGCATGGGCGCGCGCAATCTGGGCCGGGGTCATCTCCATCAGCGTCACCGCTTGCCGGTATGGGCTGGACCCTCGCGCCATAGCTTTGGCCCGTTGGTCAGGTAGCGCTCGGGCAGGGGTGGCACTTCGCCTTGCCGACCGGCCGCGTCATAGGCTCGGCACTCGGCCAGCCAGGCTTCGAAGATTTGGGCGCGGGTCTGTTTGGGTGCAGTGGGTGCAGGGGGGTGATAGGGTTTTGCAAAACTTTCCATGTGCGCACATGCGCGCACGCCCGCATATGGGAGAGTTTTGCAAACACCCCGTTTGCGCTGCACCCACTGCACCCGATCCGCCTCAAACAAATCAGGCTGCAAAGTCGTCATGGCCGCCCTTTTCCTTCAGCGCGATGCCCGCAATGAACCGCGCGCCATGCAGCGTGCGGCGGAATAAACCCTTGTGTCTGTTGAGGTTTTCGGCAAATTCTTGGTTGTTCACCCCATGCTCGCCGTTGGCCTGCGCCCATGCTTTGAAGTCGGCATAGAGCGCGCCAGGCCGGGTGCTGAAGGCGGGGTCCAGGGTGCAGCGCTCGCCAATCCAGCGCCCGAAGGCGTCCTGCAATTCAAAATATTCGCCCGTCTTGGCGGCAATGGCCGGCGCCGTTCCAAGCCGGTCCCGCTGCCACATCAGGCAGCCTTCAATCATCCAGCGCAGGATGGCCGGATATTCTGCCCGCAGCCGGTCCTTGAGCGTGTAATCCGGCTGGGCTGGCACGCGGTCAAATGGGATGATGCGCAACCGACGCTCCATGGCCGGGGAGCGGCCTTTCAGGCGCGGCGCGTGGTTGCCGGTAAACATCAGCTTGAATTGCGGTAGGTAAGTAAACGGCCGGCCATAGGGTTGCCGGGCGGATACAGGGCTTTCGTTGCCGGTCAGTTCCTTGATTTGGCTCTCGGCCCAGGTGCGGCCCGCTTCCGTCTCGGACGCCGTGACCAGCCGCGCGCCAGCCATCTGCGCTCGATAGTATTCGGCGGGCATCCGGCTGTTTTCGGTGAAGGCGTCCATGGGCGCGGAGACAGCATAAGTGTTCATGATCGTGGTGACGGTCGTCACCAGCACGCCCTTGCCGTTGCCGCCCGGCCCATACAGGAAGGCCAGCATTTCCTCGGTTATGTCGCCGGTCAGGAAATACCCGCACAAGCGCTGAATGAAGGCGATGGTGTCGGGGTCGTTGCCGGTCGCCTCAATCAGAAAGCCGCGCCAGGTCACGGGGTCCGATGACGGACCGGCCGGTGCCACCAGCGTCACGCGGCTGATGAATTCCTCGGGCTTGGCTTCGCGGAGTTTGCCGGTCTTCAGGTCAATCACACCGCCCGGCACGCCTAGCAGCCACGGATCAGCATCCCAAACGGCATGGTTAACGGCGATCCGCGGATCTGATTTAGCGAATTCCAGCACGTTGCGGCAGAAGTTGAGCTTACCCATGGCCTTGCGCTCGCCCTCAGATATGCCGGGGGTACCTTGGAGGTCGCGTAAAAATTCGCGGGCGCGGTCGTTGGCGATGCCTTTTGGGTCCACCTGCCAGCGGCTCCGGTCAAACAGGAACCACTGGTTTTGCGTGTGATCCCATGCCATGCGGCCATTCTGTTTGGCGGCAAAGGCAAGGGCGGCCTGCTCTTCGGAGAATACCGCGACGCCGGCATCGGCGCGGGCTGATTTGATCAGGGCGCGCTGTTGTTTTTGCGCGTCTCGAAAATCCGCGTTCCAATCATCAGGATCAAGCGGAGACATTGCGCGCATCCGGCTCGACAATTCCAAGGATGCGACGGGCGGCTTCATGGCGGCTGCTCTCCCATGTGTATTCGGCAAGGCTGATGATCCCGCGCCCTTTTGCTGCGGCGGCCATCCAATCCCCGGAAACGGTGCAAAACCAAACAGGCCGAATTCGTTTTGATCGGCGTAATAGTAAGCAGGGCCACTCGGCCCGGCTCATGCGATAATCGAGCGCTTCTTCAATGGCGTGGTATTCATACCAAAGCGGCGTTCCGATGCGCGGCGCCTGGAAAATGGCGCGCTGGTAGCCCAGGGCGACAAGGCACTGAATGATATTGGCGCGCGAAAGCATGGCGGCTTCTTCTGCCACTTCAATCAATGACGGCTTTGGTAGCGAGCCGAAGATTGACGCGCGCTTGCCGGGAGAGGTCATCGCTTCTCCTGCTTATGCGTCTCGAAATGCGCCGCGCGTTCCTCATCCTCGACAGGATCGGGCACGCGCTCTGCAAGGTTGCGGGCGAAGCGCTCATAGAAGGCAAGGCGCTCTTCTAAGGTGGAGGGTACGGGTTCAGGGGTCACGGCGCGGCGATCTCCAGCAAGTCAGCAACCGCCATTTTCTGCCGGGCGCGTTTCTTAATCCCTGCCCTACGCATTGGAGCGTCATAAATGTTGTGGCAGCGCTGGCACATGGCCATAAGATTGTCCGGGTCGCAGTTTTCCGGCTGGTGATCCAGATGCGCCACGGTCAGCACCACGCGGCTAAGGGTGAAGGGGTGCGGCTCGCCATTGATGGCCGGGCATCGCCATTCATTGGCGTCCACAAACTCACAGCGCCATCCCGCGCGCTCACGAATACGCAAGCTGATCTGTTTCCAGTCCTTCGGGTAGCGCGCTTTGTTTTCGGGTCGGATCGGCATCACATCATTTCCAGCATCGCGCTTTTTGCATCTTTGTATTGAGGCGAGTTTAGCTTGCGCTTCAACCGCCATTCCACCTTATGCAAAATCTGCCGCACTCGCTCGCGCGTCACTCCGAAATGCTTGGCGGTTGCTTCAAGCGTTGAAGCCTCGCCGCCTTCCAACCCGTAATAATGCTTCAGCACAGCAATGTTACGCGCGTCACTTTGCCCGTCGCCAGTCTTGATTGCGTCAAGCGCAGTCATTAGCGAATCAACCGCTTCCTTTACAATAAAGCTGCGCTCAGGATCATAGGCGATGGAAGGCGGCGCTTGGTGCATCAATGCCGGCAGGCTTTCGGCGTCAACGTCGCGCGTAACGCGGTTTGTTTGCAGCGCGCGGCGCAGGAATGGCGCCGGAAATAAGTCTTCTGGCAAGCGCTTTAGTGCATACCCTATGCGAACAATGCTGTCTCGCAATTCGCCGCACGGCTGATATGGCGCAAGCTTCAAATTTAAGTAAAGCCCAACCGTGCTGTTATTAACACCAGACGCCCGCGCCAATTCCGTCGCGGTTGTAAAGCCTGCCTGCTCCATGGCGCGAAGCATTACTGCATTTTTTACGGTAACGATTACCCGAATGTCTTTCATCTCACCGGCCATCCCCATTCCTGCAACATCAGCACCGCGTCATCCTGCGACCGCACCACCGCAACGTCGTGGCCCATGCGGCGCAGCATCGCGAGGCAGTCATCTTGCGCGGCGCTAATGCGGCCTTTCTCGGCCTTTACCTCAAGGAACGCGATGCGCTTGTCAGGCCCTCAGCGTAAGGTCAGGCCAGCCGGTGATCATTCCTTCTGCCTTCAGCATTCTGCCGGCGATGACACTGCGCTTTCCGGCATTGGGTGAGTGGTGGCAGACCACGCCAGACAAAGCCAAGCGGCGCTTGATGGCGATCTGGATGGCACGCTCTGGCGCGGCGCGGGTCATTGCGCGCGCCTTCGCTGCATCCATTCCGCCTGCGCCACGCATTCCGTGACGTGCAGCGATTGGCCCTCACGCATTCCGTAGCGCACGAAGGCCTCGGCCAGCGCGCATGTGCGATGCGCGACAAGGCCTTCCTCGCACAGGCCGCCATCGGCGCCGCAGATGAGGAACAGGAAGATGAAAGCGGGTTTCATGACGCCACCGCATCCCGGAACATATCGCCTTGCCGCTGCGCCTGTTCGATGCGGCGGCAGGCGGTGTCAAAGTGCGTGGGGCTGATTTCAATGCCGACGAATTGCCGACCGGTCCGGACGGCGGCCACGCCTGTTGAGCCAGACCCCATGAACGGGTCGAGGATCGTCGCGCCGCCAAGCTGCAGCACCCTCTCCAGCATCACGGTCGGCTTACCCGCTATGTGGTGCTTTTCCTCAGACGCCACGCTGTGCCGGAAAACGCCGGGAGCGCAAACGCCCTCGTCAGGAAGCGGGCCATTGCTGCCCCATGCGAAATACTCGCATTGATTCCGATATCGCCCCTTCTGCGGGCGCGCGGCTTCGGTCTTGTCCCACACACCAATGCCGCGCCACACCCAGCCGCCGGCCTGTAGCGCATCGGTGGTTGCGGGTAGTTGGCGCCAATCTGTGAAACAGGCGACGATTCCACCCTCTTGCGTGGCCTCGCGCGCCAACCCCAACCACAGCGCCGACCAAAGGCCGAACCCTCGCTGGTCGCGATTGTCGCCGCTAAATTCGTCATGGAGGCCGGCCGCGCGCTGTTCGGTGCCAACATATTTCATTATCGTGGAGACCGTTCGGTCGCCGCGAAACGCCCCGCCGCTGGAATAAGGTGGGTCAGTGATTACGGAGGACACGGTACCAACGCCGCTATGCAGGACAGCCAGCGCATCACCGCAATACAGCGTCGCCAGCCCAATCTTTTCCACGCGCGGCTTCATGCGCGGGCCCTCTTCACAAACGCCTCGGCATACTCAAACGCAATCCGCGCCGCGTCGGCGGGGCTGTCGCGGTGCTGGCCATTGTATTCGCGCGCAACAATGGCAGGCAGCACTTCCCGCGCGATTTGCACCACCACGACACGCGGCACGCCGGGGGAATCCAGCCAGGGCCAGCCTGGAATAAATGGCGTCTCGTTGCTCATCCCCACCTCCATGTGTCGATGCCGGGCATAGGTTTGAGTTGCCCCGCTTCCAGCAGCGCCAGGCGCGCGGCTTTGCGTTGTTCGGCGTGTTTCTTGGGTGACACGAGACAAAGCGCGTAATGGTCGGCGCAGAAAGACGAGGGCCTGCCTTTGTCGTTTGCTACACATGGCGCATCGCAAAACCGATAAACGCGCGCCGCTCCATCCAGCACGAATTTGCACTGAGTGTTTGAAAAGACCCGGCGCGGCGGCGTTTCCGCAACCGCGCCGGGCAACTCCACCTGGGGGGAGGCACCCAGGCGCTCAACCGCTGAAAAAAGTAAGCGGGAGGATTGGACGGCGCGCTTCGGGGAAGTGTTGAAGCGCGCCGCCCGCGCCCTGAGCATCGTGCCCAAGGTCGCATCACGTTCCGGCAAGGCCATCTCCACCGCGAGCTTCTTGACGCGGCGGTTGTCCAGGCCGGTTAATCGGCAAATTGCTGTAATGGGTTCGGCCCGCCATAGGTTGCGGATGATGTCGCGCTGACGGTCCGAGACCGGCGCCAAGGCTGAACCACAAATGGCAGCGCGCGGCGGCAGCAGCAGGCGATGCGCGCGGCCGATAATGCTATTCTTGGTGACGCCCATGCGGCGGCCGATCTCCGCCGTGGAGTGCCCCGCGTCCCAATACTGCCGCAGTTGCGCGTCTTGTTCGGCGCTCCAGAAATAACCGCTGGGCATTAGTCGCGCCCCCGGATGCGGTCGCCGATGGCGCAAATGCCATCGCCGATTGCCCAGCACAGGCGCGCGAGGGCTTGACGGATGCGGTGCTTAATCATGGCGGCGGCCCTTGCGTTGCGCTTTGAGGAGGTGCGCTAGGTCAGGCCGGAGATCGCGCGCCGGAATGCCGGTGACGCGGGCGAGTTCGGGCAGGCGCTTGACCGGCACCGAACCAGCCGCCCAACGCAAGACGGACGTATGAGAGACGCCCATCTGCTGGGCGATTGAAACGGCGGTCACACCAGGGCGCCGCAGATGCTTGGATAGGCTCATGTGGCGCATTGAACGATAACCGTTCATTGAAGTCAAGAAAAATTGAACGGTTAATGTCGTTCCCCTAGATTTTTTTTTGGGCATTAATGAACGTATGAAGAAAGCCCATCCTACCCGCCCGCACCTGTTAGCTTGGCGCAAAAAATTCGATAAAACTCAGCAATGGCTTGCGGACGAAATCGGAAGCACCCATACTACCATTCGCAGGCACGAGCTTGGGGAGTTAGGGGTGGACGAGGAAACTTTTGCTGCTATTGCAAAGGCTTACGGCATAACCGTTGCGGAATTATCAGCGCATCCAGATGACGCGCCGCGTGCCCAGCAAATGGACAGGGTTTTAAAAGCGATCCAGCACATGGACGAGGAAGGCTTGGCAGTCATAGCCGGATTTGCCGAGCGGA